TAATTATAATCTTGCAAGTAGAGTTACTTCAAATACTTCTAACTTCAGTGCAGATCCTGTAAAAGAATCGGACTACGGTAGAGTTGTAGATATTCTTTTAGATGATACTAGAGAATGGATGAACGTAAGCGTTAATGAAAAGTACCCTATAGGTACAGTTAAGTGTATACGTTTAAACAAAGATAATCAAGCTACAGATGTAATAGTTTATGCATACCCGTCTACTACAGCAATATCGAACTTTCCTCTATACAACGAAGTAGTAGCTCTAAAGCTTGAACCTATATCAGATCTACAGTTTAACGTAACTTCAACAAGACTTTACTACTCTCATGTAATTAACTTATGGGGCTCTAAAACAAATAACTCACTACCTTCAGATACCTTTGACGGTCAGAATCTATTAGGACCTGATGCTGTAGCATTATCTGATATAAATCCACTATACCCTTTCCCTGGAGATACTCTTATAGAAGGAAGACAAGGGCAGTCAATTCGTATAGGAGGTTTTAAGTCACCTAAAAATAAGTTAGTTGATAGTTCGAATAATGGAAAACCTTACGTACTTATTAGTAACGGACAGATCAAGACTGATAACGGAGTAGATCATATAGTAGAGGATATTAATAAAGATCCTAACTCAATTTACTTACTTTCAAACCATAAAGTACCTTTAGAGGAAGCAAATAGTAAGAGAGATTCTTACGATAAGGCGCCTACAAAAGCAAAGGATTATAAAGGTAATCAGTTAATTATTAATGCAGATAGAGTTTTTATAAATGCAAAAAACGAAAGCGTAGTTATATCTTCAAAAAAGTCAATAGGACTAAGTTCGGATACTTTAAACTTTGATGCTAGTACGTATTTATGTCTAGATGCACCAGTAATGTACTTAGGATCAAAAGCAAGAACGGCTCCAAAAGGACTGAAAGAACCTGCTGTCCTAGGTAATCAGTTAGATAATTTTTTAGCAATACTTCTAGATACTATTCAGAATATCGGAACTGCAATGAAAACGGCAGAATCAGCTACAGGAGGACCTGTAGGAACCTTAAATCTTGAAGGATTTTGCGTAGAAAGTTCAGTTAAGGTACTACAAGGTCTGTTAGGTCAGAATTCTACTATTAAATCTAAAAAAGTATTTGTTGAATAATGGCAATAAAGTCTAAATTAATTAAGGTAGTAGCAAGTCAAATTGGACCTCTACAAGCAAAATTACGTTCTGAAATTCAGAAAAAAGTCCTTGAGTTACTTAAGGAATTTACAAGTGGCTGTCCAAATCAAGCTAAATTAATGCAGATTATTAAGGTAAAAAATAATCTACTTAGAAATGTAAATAGCTTTCAGAAACGAGTTGATCAAGTAAAAAAACTTCCTAACTCTCTTAAACCGGTAATATCTACAGCAAAAATAGCGTTGCAGATTATTTCGAATATACCAGTACCGACAGCAGTTCCTCCAGGAGCAGGTATCCCTATTAGTATACTAAATAGATATAGTAAAGCTATTAATACAATAACGAAAACTATCGATGTACTAGAAGGAGATGTAACTTCAACGACTTCGATGATAAACTCAATATCAGGCCCTATATCATCTCTACAGAAAAGATTGCAATCACTAGACATAAAAATACAGCAGTGTAGTAATGGAAATCCTGCAGTTATAGCAGAAGCACAACCTAAAGAGAATACGGGATCAGAAGGAACTCCTAATTCAGACTATCTCTATAAGGGATATACTTTAGAGATTCTTCAAGATCCAAATTCACCGAAAATAGCGCCAAGAAGATACGCTCTTGCTAAGAATAAAGTAGGTATAGTAGTGATAATAGGAGAATCATCCTTCAGTTCGTCAACTCAAGTATTACTAGATGAACTTAAATTTAAAATAGATAATCAATTAATATAAACTAGCTATTTATTAATATGAAAGTAGACCTTTTAAAAAGACTAATAAAAGAAGCAGTAAGTGAAGCAGTTCGAGAAGAATTAAACAAAATTCTTTCAGAAGATGTAAAACCTATTCAAACGCCAGCACATACAGTAAGAAAATACGAAAACTATAAGCCGCAAATAGCAAAACCGGCTCCTACAGGAGATCCTATTATGGATTTACTTAATGAGACAAGAGGAGCTATGACACAAGCAGATTATCAAGGTATCGTAGGAGGAGATTCTCCTATGGTAGACGGAGGAGATTATAGTCAATTTCAACAAGGTCCAGAACCGGGATTAGATATATCGCAGTTTGATTTTATAAAAAAAGCAGGTGCAATCTATAATGCATCAAAAGAAAAAGATAAACAGAGACACGGATTATAATGGCATTTGATGTAAAACAGATTAATCCTATAGATTTTCTACCCAGCGTAGCAGTTGGAGTAGCACTACCTTTTTCTGCTAAAAATGCTTTTAGATCTACGTATACTACTCAAGATGCTTTAAAATCAAACTTAGTTAACTTCCTACTTACTGATACTGGAGAAAGGTTTATGAATCCAAACTTAGGAGCAGGATTACGTCCGCTTCTTTTTGATCAAATGACCGATGATAATACAGATGCTGTAGAATCGGCAATACGAAGAGGAATTTCAACTTGGTTTAATAATATTACTTTAACTGACTTACAGATAAATCAATCACCCGATACTAACTCAGTTAATATATTAATAAAGTATAAGATAAACAATACTAACGTTCAAGATCAACTAGTAATAAACTTTCAGCAATAATGACTCACGATAGAGATATAAAATACGTAAATAAAGACTTTACTAATTATAGAGATCAATTAATCGAATTTAGTAAAAGCTACTTTCCAGATACTTATAATGACTTTTCTCCGACATCACCAGGTATGATGTTCATAGAGATGGCTGCATACGTAGGAGACGTTCTATCTTTTTACCAGGATATTCAACTTCAAGAAACGTACCTACAGTACGCTAAAAATCCTAGCAACCTATATACTCTAGCTTACATGATGGGATACAGACCAAAGGTAACGGCAGTATCTCAAGTAGATGTCAGCTTTAGCCAAACTGTAGGAGTAGATGGAGGAGGTAATCCGGACTTTAATCAGGCAATGCAGATTGAAGCTAATGCACAATTGACCTCAACCTCAGGAGGAAATATTAAGTTCATTGTAGATAAACCTATAAATTTTAAATTTTCAAGCTCTTACGATCCAACAGACGTTCAAGTAGCGACATTATCAGGAACTGCGCCAGCTACGTTTACTCTAACTAAAACAGCTAAAGCTACATCAGGTGAAATTAAGACACAAACTGAAGTTATAACGTCAGTAGAAAAGTTTAAAACGATTACAGTCTCAGATACAAATATAGTAGGTATTGTATCAATAGTAGATAGTAATGGTGCTGTATGGTATGAAGTTCCTTTTCTAGGACAGGATACAATCTACAGAGATACCACAAACTCGTCTTCAGACAGCTCACAAGTACCTTATTTACTTACCTTACAAAAAGTACCTAGACGATTTATAACTAGATTAGATTCATCAGGAGTTTTATCAATTCAGTTCGGCTCAGGAATAATGGGTCAAGACGACTCACTACTTACTCCTGATCCAACTAATGTAGGATTTGGATCTACTCAAGGAATATCTAGAATAGATTATGCATACGATCCTTCAAACTTCTTAAACTCGCAAGCATACGGACTAGCTCCTTCTAATACTACCTTAACAATTAAGTACTTAACAGGAGGAGGAGTTGAGTCGAACGTACCTGCAAATACAATAACAACAGTATCTGCTACTACATCTGCAACTGATACAACGTATATAAACACGTTAACTGTAAATAATCTACAAGCAGCAACAGGAGGGAAAGACGGAGATAGCGTAGATGATTTACGTCAAAACTCGATGAGAGCATTCAACGAACAAGGAAGAGCAGTAACCTTACAAGATTATACAGTAAGAGCTCTATCACTTCCTGCTAAGTATGGATCAATTGCAAAAATATACGTAACACAGGATCAATTAACAAATCCAAACTCAAGTACGGATAGCATTATCGACAGTAATCCACTATCGTTATCAATGTATATGTTAGCATATGATCTTAATAAAAACCTTATAAACGTATCTACTAATTTAAAAAATAACTTAAAACAATATCTAGCTCAGTATATGATATTAACAGATGCACTTAACTTAAGAGATGCTTTTGTCGTTAATGTCGAGTTAGATTTTGATGTAATCGTTCAACCCAACTACATAGGAAGAGATGTACTAGTTACTTGCACAGAGAAACTAAAAGAGTACTTTGATATAACGAAATGGAGTATCAATCAACCTATTAATATATCAAGCTTATATACTCTTTTAGATCAAGTAAAAGGTGTTCAAACAGTACAAAATATTAAACTAATAAATAAAGTAGGAGGAGATTATTCACAATATGCATACGATCTTGATGGAGCAACTAGAAACAATGTACTATATCCATCTTACGATCCTATGATCTTTGAAATAAAATTTCCAGATACAGATATTAAAGGAAGAATAACAACACTATAAAATGGCAGTATATAGAATATTTCCCGAAAAGGATACGTTTATTTCTACAGAAGTTCCAACAGGTAATGCTGGTAAGGATGAAATAGTTGAAATAGGAGGCTATCCAGATCTCTCTCTTACAGGAGAAACTAACCGTATACTCGTACAGTATAAAACTTCCGAAATACAGGATGTAATAGCTTCTAAAATAGGCGCAACTAATTATAGTGCAAGCCTCTGTATGTACTTAGCAAATGCTACAGAACTTCCGGTCGACTATACTCTATATGCTTACCCAGTTTCAGGAGCCTGGGATAGTGGAGTAGGTAAGTTTGGTGACGTACCAACAAATACGTCAGGAGTATCTTGGAAGTATAAACAGGCAGGAGAGAGTTCACCTTGGACAACCTCTTCTTTTAGTACAGGAGTTACCGCATCATACGGGGTAGTATTAGGAGGAGGAACATGGTATACCGGCTCAGCAGGAATTAATTTAGAATTTAGTGAATCATATTCACTAAACTCAAATAATGATATTAACATAGATGTAACAAGAGCAATAGACTTGTTTAATACAGATGCTATTAGTAATAATGGATTTATATTAAAACTACCTAGTAATCTAGAAAACAATACAACCTCTTCTATTCGACTAAAATACTATGGTATAGATACAAATACAATCTATCCACCATTCTTAGAGTTTAAATGGGACGATAGCACATATAATACTGGTTCATTATCGGTTCTTTCAAACAGTACATCAGTAATCAATCTTACAAACAGTAAAGGGAAGTATGTTGATAATGGAAAACAGAGGTTTAGGTTATCAGCAAGACTTAAGTATCCACCAAGATCTTTTACAACAACTTCAGCTTACTTAACTAACTACGCTCTTCCTACAGCTTCGTACTGGGGATTGAGAGATGAGAATACAGAAGAGATGATAGTTGATTTTGATACGCAGTTTACAAAGATAAGCTGTGATTCAAGCGGACCGTTTTTTGATATCTATATGGATGGTTTACAACCTGAAAGATATTACCGTCTGTTAATTAAGACAACTTTAGATGGAAGC